AGTGGGATCATTTTCCGCCCACCTTTGGCTGGCCTCTGACGGACGCTGGAAATGGCACACCCACAAGGCCGGGCGGCGCATCCTTTGCACCGCCAAAAACCTCGACCGCGCCCGCGACAAAGCCCGCGCCCAGCTTAAAGCCATCCGGGTGGGTAAGGCCGACTTGGCCGAGATCACTCCCGCCCTGCTCTCCGAGTTCCAGCAATGGCGAGCCACGCGGCTGGAGTCGCCCAAGGTGAGCGAGGCTGTGATCCGCTACCTTGCCCACCTCAAAGACCGCAAGGTGCAAGAGACGCGCATCGTGGCCTCCGACCTTGCCAAGTTTGCCAAGGCGCACCCCGTCCGCATGAGCGAGGTCACGCCCGACCAGATCCGCGACTACCTCGACGGCCTGCCTGTTGGGCCTCGCCGCTACAACAACGTCCGCACGGCCCTCGTCAGCTTCTTCTCGTGGGCCCGCAAATCGGCGCTCATCCCTGACGGCATGACCGCGCCAGAGCGGACGCACACGAAGACCTTGGACACAAAGCCTGTGGCAATCTACACGCCGAAGGAGTTCCGCGCTCTACTTGCCGCCGCCCCAAGCGAATGGCGGCTCGCCCTGGCAATCGGTGGCCTTGCTGGCCTACGCACCGAAGAGATCCAAGGACTGCGCTGGGAAGACATCAAGCTCGGCAGAAAACACATCGAGGTGCGTCCCGAAATCTGTAAGACAAAACGCCGTCGCCTCGTTCCAATCCTCCCCGCTCTCGCCTCATGGATACGCAAAAGCGAAGCGCAACCGGGCGGCATGGTTGCCCCGCAAGACCGCATCGACAACCTCGCCAAGCGCCTTCGTAGAAAAGGAGCCCTGTGGGTGAAGAACGGCCTGCGACATTCTTTTGGAAGTTACCGATGCGCGGCGGTCAAAAGTGCCTCACAGGTGGCCTTAGAAATGGGCAACTCCGAGGCCGTAGTCCGCAAGAACTACCTCGAAATGCAGGAAAGAAAGGCCGCAACCGAGTGGTTCAAAACTGGTTACTTTCCTGTCTCAAATTCTGTAAGTCGTTGATTATTAGAGTGCCGGCGGAGGGGGTCGAATCTACACTACTTGGTTTGAGTGGCTCCAAATGGTGCCGTCCGACACAGGAAATTGAGAAAATCGGGCGATAACATAGAGTCGGAATAGTGGTTACTTTCTGGTTTCATTTGGCAAAATATTTTCACCCACACGCCACGTTGACCGCAACAGAGTAAAAAAGCCGTAGTGTGGGGGCTTGTGGGGGATTCGCTTCATGGAGTAACCGGGATGTAACCACTTTTATATGACTTGACATACGCCGCCGCTTCGTGGCGTCCAAGACCAAAGGCTGGCAAAAGTATCTGGCAGTCAGTTGCACCCACGGGGCAGAGGCCGACCCCCGCGCCCTCGACGCCATGCTTCGGCTTAAAGAAGCGTGGAAACCGCAGTTCACCCTGCACCTTGGAGATGCCATTGATGCCCGGTGCCTCCGCTCTGGAGCGCGCAAAGACTCGGACAGCGCAGACCACGCCGCCGACTTGGCTGATGATCTCATGCAGGGGTTGGCTTTCCTCAAGCAACTCAAGCCCAACGTCTACCTTCTCGGCAACCATGAGGCGAGACTAACCGAGTTGGCCCATTCGCCCAACGCCGTCCTTTCCTACGCCGCCAGCAACGTCATGGGCCGAATCATGGACGAGATGGGCAAGATTAAGTGCCAGGTCGTGCCATACGTCGGCGTTCACCCGGCGGGCATATTCCTGCTCGGCGACACGGGATTTACCCACGGATCTTTGTATGGAGTTTCTGCCGCTCGTGACGTGGCAGAGATGAGCGGGCGCAGCATTGTTATGGGCCACACGCACCGTGTGGCGATGGAGTCAGCCAGGACTCACGCCAAAGCCATCGGCTATAACATCGGCTGCGGCATCAAGCTGGACATTGGCTATTCGGCCCAGCGCCGGCAGACCCTTGGATGGCGGCACGCGGCGGCATACGGGCATTTCAACGGTTCTCACTGCACGGTGAACATCGCGGTCTTTGATCCGCATTACCACCTCCCCCTATGAGGTCAAAAATTTTGACCACAAAGGGGGGCGGCAATTTGCCTCCCTCCCTCGATCCCGATCTCGCCCAGTGGTGCGCGGCCCTCGCGGCTCCCGCCGTGACGGACGTAATCCCGCCCGGCTGGTTCACCACGAAGACGTTGGCCGACAAGCTCGGCAAGACGCGCCCCACGATGGCCCGACTGCTTGCCGATGCCGTAGCGGCTGGCCGCTGCGAGGTGCAGAAATTCCGCGTTAGCGTGGGCAGTTTTTCGCGTGCGACTCCGCACTACCGACTTAAATGAAAAAGCCCGCCACAGCCCCGCGTAAGCGCAAGAAACCCGCACCGACAATGCGCTTCAAGCTCGACGGCCAATGGTGGCGCGTCCGGGTAGAGCGCCCGCCCGACAAAGAAAAGCTCGACGGCCTGTGCCACTACAAGAAGCGCACCGTATGGCTAAACCCCGAAGCGGTGAAAGGCGACTTGCTCGGCATCGTCACACACGAATTAACGCACGCCTGTATCCCGCCAACCGACGAAACGCACGTTCGGGATTTAGAGCGGCTTGTCTGCGCGGTGGTTCGGTGGGCGGCGACTCGATGCAATGACGGAAAGATCAGCATCGGGAGGCATAAGGCTTCGTGACCTTTTGGCCCCTCGTCATCACCACCGTCTGCTACCTTTGGACGGCTTACGGATTCTGGAGCCAGGGCCAGCCCGCTCTTGGAACGTGTTTTTTGTTCTATGCCTGCGCCAATGCGGGGTTCATGGCGATTGCTTTGGGATGGCGCTAAGGGCGGAGGCAAATCGCCCCCTCCCCTTGTGAACTTCGCTATACTCAATGCGCGCTTGTGTATATCAAAGTGGTCATTGCTATACACAAGGGGAGCGCGGCAGGATTCGATACCTGCAACTTTAGCTTTATGGGCCTGCGTCTACTTCCGCCACGCGCTCATTGGTCAAATTCATCCTGCGACCACAATGGTTCGCCCCTCTCGTCGAGGAACGGATAGTGCCGCAGCGCGCCATGCGCTCGCTCCCGCAATTCCCGCACGGTCTTCGGGCGGGTGGACGGGTGGAGCAAATCGCGCAGAAGATCGCGCGCCTTTAACAGCGCGCGGCGTTGTTCAAAGCGCAGGGACATTTCTTTAATAGTTCAAGTGGTGGCTTAAACTACGTCGCGTTTTCTATGCGGCGCGCTAAATACGCCTTGAAGCGCGCAAGCTCGACCGGGTTCAAATCGTCTTTGCGCCTCGGCGAAACCGTGCGGTGGTCGGTAACGTCCGCAAGCGTGAGCCGATACAGCTTCATTAACGGCTCAAGGTATTCGGCCATCGAGGCCATCTCGTCCTCGCCTAACGGGCGCTTGTAACTGTCGCCTTCAAAGGCTGCGCCGATGCTCCAACTATTAAGGTCGCGCTTGCCGCGCCAAAACGAAACTCCCGCGTGCCATGTTCTCTCGTCTGGATCGGCTAAGGTGGAGCGCCTGCCCTCTTTTGCCACGATGCAGTGATAGCTGACCCTGCTCGCCGGGTTCATGCACCACGCCACGCTGCCAGCGTAAGATCCCGAAGTGTGATGCAGGACGATGGCCTGTGGCTTGATGCGCCTGCCACGCGAGACGTTCGGCGTGTTGAGCAGCTTTTCCGGGTAAGACTTAGGGCTTTTCGCCTTTGTGCTTGGGGCGCTTTTTGGCGGCTTTGCGCTCGGTTTCGGCGCGGCGGTGGATTTCGGTGTGAAGGAGTCCGAGGAGTTCGGCAAGGTCGGTCGTGGGCCACGCCCGAATGGCGCGAATAAGCGTTTTAGGTAGCACAGCAAGTTCACTTCTTGTTGCTGCCCGGAGGCGGAAGCTCGCCGCTCACCGTCCACTGTTTTGTCTGCGGGTTGTAGCCAACCGCCCACTTGAGGCCCGCGCAGCCCGTGAGGGCCAGCGCGGCCAGCGCCAATAGTGCGAGGCGCATTACTTCTTAGCGTCTGCGGCGAAGATTAAACCGACTCCCGTGATGACCCCGGTGACAAGCGCGGGGTCGAACGGCTGGCCCGACAGCACTGCCTTTGTGATTGTGAGGATCGAGATGAGTGCGCCCAAAACGCCCGTTGCGGTGGTCTTCCAGTTCATACCCCGCGCCGGGGTGTCAAAGCCTACTGAGCGAGATCAGCAACAGCCTCCGCGCTGGCCTCTTCAAACGTAGCCGTAGGACTTCCAAAGCTCTCCTTCGGCGTAGGATCGAGCGCCCAGCCAAGCATCACGGATTCCAGCCATGTCTTGCAGGCCGACATCTTCGGGCCGAGGGGCTTGCCTGCTTGGAGCCGCGCCATTTCAAAACGCTGGAGGGCGAGCGTCTGGTAAGGTGAGAAGTATTGGCTGACGGCCTCTTCGGCGGTCATCGTCGGCAACGGCGGGACGATCCACGCGCCGTCAGTCCACACGGCATCTACGCTTGGGGGTGCGCTTTGGACGGCCCAATCAAAACGCTTCGGGTTGTCGGCAAGCTCCCACGCGGCCATCTGCTCGCCAAGGTCGCGGACATCGTTCGGGTCGGAAATGCGGTAATAGTTAGGCATAAACTCGCGGATGGTTGGCGACTGTCGCCGTGTTGTTGTTGGTGATGGTCAAGCCGCCCTTGTAATCAATGAGGTCGCGGACGAGCGGGGCGTAGAAGACGAGGCTTTGCGGGCGCACCTTGTCGCAGGTCATGCCGTCTGCAAGGGAGGCGATTTCGGCGACGGTGAGGGCGGCGTTCCAGATGCCGACTTCGGCTATGAGCGCGTTAGCATATGCGCCCAGAGAACTGCTTGCATATCTTGCGCCTATAGTTGTGTTATTGGCTCCACTAACAGCAATACCAGTTGTGTCTGTGGCGCTTCCTCCCGCATTGAGATATGCTGTTCTGCTTGAGCTTGAGGCAAAAACGGCAGCGCCATGATTCCATTCATTTAGAGAGTAAGTGGTGCTCGTTTGTGCAAGGGCAAAACTTGCTCCGTTGTTAGATGACGCTCCCACAGCGTTTGGGCTGGCAGTCAAAAACAAGCCATTAAATCCCGTCCCGCTACTCGTATCCACTGCGGCTATAAAATGGTTTGTTCCACTGCTTTTTCTATTAAACCATGCCGCTATGGTCATTGGCAGTGAAGTGACAGGCGCAGAATTTGCAGTGAGACTTCGGCTACTCGCCGCTGTAAAATCGTAAGCCATTACGCCGCGCTCCTTACTTCGACAGCGATCAACTCCGCATCGCCTGTCATGGTGTCGTTGGTCGCATCGTCGGCATTGCGAAAGACTTTGAGGCGGAATCTGTTGCCTGCTGCCAGCGAGTCGATGGCGGTGGCGGTGATTTCGGTCACAGTCTCGATGCCGCTTGTGCCGTTGGCCGCGCTGTGCGCTTCGGTGGCAGTGTCGAATGAGTCCGTGTCGAGGTCTGTGCCAGACTTTTCAAATTGCACGCCCCATCGGCAGTTGCCGCTCGTTGCGGTGCTTGCCATCCAGTGAATGAAAACCTTGAGGCCGCTGCCGAGCGATGCACCTTCGGGGATGACGCCAACAAATACTGCGCTTTCGTCCGTGGCGGCGTCGAAGTCGAGGACGGCGATGCTGTTGCGGGTGTCGAGGGTGGCGAAAGCGGTGGCGGGCGGCTGGTTGTGTTCGGCGGTGAAGACGGCGTAGGTTTTTGTTCCTCCAGATCCGCCGCCCGATGCTGCCGCCCATTTCACTCCCAGCGTTTCCGCCGAATCCACCGTAAGCACATGGCCGTTCGTGCCGCCCACAGGTAGCCTTGCCACGGTGTCCGCTGCCGAGGCCACGATGAGGTCACCTTTGGCGTCTACGATGGTCGGGGCGAGGACGTTGGTTGAGCCTGTGCCGACAGGGAGCCGCGCAACGGCAAGCGTCCCGCTGGAAATGTTGTCGGCGTTGGTCGTGTCCGTGGTCGCCGAGGCGGCGAGGCCGAGAGATGTGCGCTGTGCCGCTGCGTCTGCGCCCGTGAGCAGGGCGCGGCCTGCGGTGGTGCTGTCGGAGATTGCGGAAGCGGGATGCGTGTGCGAAGCCGCCGCAAAGTCAGTTGTCGCTGCTGCTGCTGCGGTGCCGAGGGTCGGCTTGTTAAGGATCTGCGCGTCGCCGCTCGATGCGTTCCAGTCGGCGTTGACGTTTACTTCCGCGCCACTTGCAATGCCGTCCAACTTGGTCTTGTCTGCCGTGGAAAGAAATCCAGCGACAGACTGCGTGGCGTCCGAGTGTGTGTGCGAGCTTGCCGCTGCGCCGACATCGGACGGCGTTCCGTAGGCGAGCTTGTTGTTTGTATCGTTCCAATAAACAATCCGTGTTGCGCCCGCATCGTCGGCAGAGATTGCGCCCGATGAGACGGAAAGAATATCTGCGGCGGTTGATTGGATTGAGACGGTATCGCCACCACCACCACCGCCGCTCTGAGCTTCCCAAACTATCGTGCCATCGCCCTGTGCCACAGGAACGTAGTCGGCGCTGATGCCTGTGGCGGCGAGGTCAGTAACTTCGGTCGGTATGTCGTCCGTCAGCGCGACGGTGCCGCTTGCTGCTGGGAAATTGTATTGAGCCTCCAGCCCGCCGTCTTTTAAGTATTGCGCGAACATTGAAGAGTTGGTTGCGCCAAACGTCATACCAAACGCTGATGATGAAACTTCAGCACTTGGGTCGTATTGCTCCGCGCTTCCGTAGCTTAAAACGCCAATAATCGGATCGCCCGCCGTGCTGACGCCGACGAAGCGGCCCGTTGGCGAATCGCCTCCGAGGCCGAGCTTGAATTTATTTACGCCTCCAGACGGCTGAGAATCTAATTGACTTAAAATTACAGGATCGCTTCCCCCTGCGGCGTGACTTGCGGCATGAGCAAGCGTGCTGCTTGGCGTGCGCGCGTCCGAGAGCCGGGCGTCCGAGGTTGCCACGGCATCAGCCACGTCGGCCACGGCGAGCACGACGGCCCCGGTGCGGCCTGCCACCGAGCTAACCGCGCCCGACTCGTTGCCCCACGAGGGGATGCCGTTGGCGACCCTTAGAATTTGGCCGCTGGTGCCGATGGCGAGGCGCTGCCCGGTAGACGCGCCTTGGTAAAGAATGTCGCCCTGCGTGGTCAGGACTTCCAGCCCGGTGCCTGGCACTCCCTGCGGGCCAGTTGGGCCAGCGGGGCCGACGCTGCCGGTCGGGCCCGCAGGGCCGATTGTCGGCAGCGTCACGTTTACCGTCTGCGGCGAAGGGATGCCCACTTCAACCGCGTTGGTGTTTAGGCTGACCTCAACTTTGTGGTAAGCGGCCATTTTAGAGCGGTGCGGTGCGGGTCGTTACGTCGGAGAGGACTTTCCAGAAGCCGCCGAACAACGTGTAGATTTTGTTAGTCGAGTCCTTCAACTGAACATCGTAGTAGCAAGTGCCCGCCGTGGCGTTGTCGGTAGTGAGTAGATCAAAGTGGGACAGCCCACCCGCCGCGTTGCTGTGCGAGGTGACCTCTTTGCGAATGACGGCGGCAGAATCCGCATCGGTCAGTGCGGATTTTACCGTCAAAAAAAGCGTGCTTCCCGTTAAGTTGTAGGCCGTGCCGTCCGCGTCTTTGACCGACACATCGAGCCGCCCGGAGTCGCCGCGAGTCCATGTCAGATCGGCTTGGGATGAAGCGCAGGCGCTCATTTGTTGCGATCCTTCCATGCTTTGCGAACTGTCAGCAGTCCCGCGATGAGGCCGAGTCCAAGGACTCCTAAGCGTGCGGCAGTCTCAAGGTGCGGCAGCAGGCTCACGATCACGCTGCCGAGCGAGGTCGAGACGCCGACGAGTGGCCGCGAAAGGAAATCAATGGGATCGTGCAGGCTCATTCGTAAATCCTCAAAATAATTCCATTGGAAATCTCCATGAAAAACGGATCGGCATTATGGTTGTGATATTCGACCGTTCCACTAAAGGGCTGATTCGTATTCGTGCTGCCCGCCAGCTCCCTCATCGTGGTGACGTTGCTGGTGTTGGTTAGGGCTGGAAGTCCGAGGCTCAAATTTGTCCGGGTTTCGGCGGCATTTGTTGTTGTGCTAAAACTGATCGGCAGTTCGGCGCGAATGGTATTTGTCGCAATGTAAAATTGCCGCGTTCCGTTCACGCTAAAACCGAGATAGGGGCCAACGCCGAGTGCCGTTGTTGCAAATGTTCCAAATACGTTTGTCCCGATCGCGTAAGTCAGAGAGGGTGCTGCCGCCGATCCTGTGGCAACGCCAAGCGCGGGAAATGTCACGCGCTGCGTGGCAACAATGGTGTTGTTCGTGCTGTTGTAGGACAGCGCCTTGATCGTCTGGCCGTAAGTTGTGGCCGCGCAGAGGGTGGCGAGGAGGAGGGTGAAAAGTTTTTTCATGGTTAGACTTTCTGAGTGGTCAAAACTCCGTCCGCGTCAATGGTCACGCGCCAGATCGAGTTGTCGCTGGCCCGCAGATCGAACTGGTTCATGGTGTTGGCGAAGGAAACCGCGCCCTCGGAGCCTCGGATTACATCGTTGTAGATCACGCATTGGCACGGCATGGTGCTGGAGGTGGTGCCGCTGACTGTCCACGAGACTTCAATCTTCGCCGTGATGCTGTCCGTTGTGGCGTCCGGGTTGAACTCGGCGGTGAGTTCAGTCGTATTGAGGGCCAAGTCGAATTGGTAAACCGTGCTGCTGCCCGTTCCTGTTTTCGTCCACCCCGCATCGTTGGCGAGGAAGCTGCCCGTGTAGGTCTTTTTGATGCCAAGCTGCCCCGTGGCCCCGGCGTCCAATTCGACCACGCCGCCACCGCGCACGAACTGCACCTCAACGGGCACCGTGTCGCGGCGGACAAAATAGTGCGTGTTGACCCGTTGCGTTAAAACGGGAGAAACGACAAATTCGGATGTGTCGAGGTTGATGTAAACGCGCATGGCCCTGCCCTCGCCCTCTGTGTCAAAGTGTCAGCGCGACTCCACGGCCCACCGAAACGGGAAAGCCGAAGGCCCACGCCGCTCCTCGTCGGGATTGATGGGATCGTATTCGCGGGAAGGAAGGTTTAGAATCGCCGCCGAGGCGTGGCCGTGGCATGGCGTGAAGCCGTGAAACAACCCTGCGGGGATGATGAGTAGCTGCGGCGTGTCGGCGGAAAGGATCACTGTCTCGCCCCGCTTGGCCTCGGCGTCCCAAATGCCGACCTTGGCCGCGCCTGCCACGCAAAACCACCGATCGACTTGCAGCTTGTGGCGGTGCCAGGCTTTCACCACGCCTGCCGCGCAAGTCGTGATGTAGGCTTGGCCGAAGCCGTGAGCGCCATCCGAGGCCCGGAAGATTTCGATGAGCCTGCCCCGCTCATCGAGGTGGGCTGTGAGCGGGCGGAGGGTGGCTAACATGGCATCCATTCCTGTTGACGAACGCGAAGATGGCCCCGGTATTCCCCCTCGGTTTCGTGATACGCCCGGTGGTGGACAATCTTGCCGTCCTTGTCGCGCTTCACATGGTCGGCGACACAATGCGGGACGCAGGCAATCCGCAGCCCTGCCGGGTGCCAGCGATGCCAGCAAAGGAACAGGTCTTGCGTTCCCCTGCCGTCGTAGCCGCTAAAATCGGCCAGCGCGAGCGCCTTGGCCGACATGAGTGTGCAACCGAGGCCGCACCAATCGCTCGGCACTATGGCCCCCCTGCCGATTCCGGGGTAAGCAAAATCCATCCATCCCCTTCTTCTCCATCCGTGCTTGGCAGTGACTTCAAAGACGTTGCCGTCTGGCGGGCAACGCTTCACCCGATCATGCAGTCGGCCCAACCGCTTGCCCTCCTTCTCGCTTGTCGGCTCGGCCCTCAGCCTTTCGCGGCAAGCCTCCAAAGCGCGGACAAGGCGCGGCGGCAGCTTACGCTCCTTCTCGGTGAAGTCCTCGGCAATGGGATTCTGGGGTGTCCCGTTGCCTCCGAGGAATAAACCATTCGGATACGTCACGGCGGCAACATCGTAAAAGTTTGACCCATCCGCTTGTGGCATTTGGAGAGCCCACTCGGCCACACGCAAAGCATCGGCAGGGACAAGGTTGTCGGCCTCCACCGACCACAAGGCCGTGGCGCGGATCTTCCTCGCGGCGGCAAACGCGGCCCCTTGCAGGGCGGCAATCCGCATCTGTGCGGGCGTCTGGTAGTCCTTGCCCTCGGCCCCTCCGTCATCGAGCGGCAGGGTTATGGCTTGGATACGCCAGCCTTCGGGCAGTTCGTGGCGGGCGCTCTCAATGGCCTGCTTGGCCTCCTCGCTCTGGTCGGTTGCCAGAACAAAATGCGCCTCGGCGTGGTGCCCGGCTGCGGCGGCGATGCGCCTCAGAAACTGCGGCCAAGCATAGAAGTAAGACCTTGTTGCGTATGTTGCTATTGCCAGCACTCGGAGGCGGCGGCAGTGTCAAAGGCTTACCAAGCACTAAACTGGTTGTTTGCATTTCGGGCCACAGGCCACACCGTCATGGTTTGTCCAACTGGCGACGTGTCGGCCAGATTTGTCTGCGGGACGAAATACGAAAGCGCCTCCAGCGCACTGATCGCAAGCTCGCCCGTGGCGCTGGTCTTGATTTGCCTTGAAAAGTAAGTGGTCGTAGCTGGCGCTGACGGAAAATAAACACGGTATGCCCCCTGCCGAGTTGCCCCGACAGCCGTTTCGTCAGGGCTTGGTGAGCCACCCGCTGCGCGCCCTTCAATATTGGAGAAGCCAGCTAAATCCTGGGCAATCGCTCGACCCGCGTTTTCCACGGCTGGATAACTCAAGCCAAAACTTCCGCTTGCAGACCCCGATGTAACGCTGTCGTTTGTGCTTGAGGTAAACGAGTTCCCAGAAACGGACAGCTTGCCCGCCGTAAAAGATTGGCCCGATGGATCGAGGTCATAGGTTCCGGGCCGCGCCGTTAAAGCAAATTCAAGCGGATCATTGCGATGCACCTTGGCCCACATTGGATTCGGCTGCTCGTCGTTAAAGACGAGATCACACTCTGGCAGTCCCGTGATGGCCGCGCCCGTCTCGCCATTGACCACAAAATTGCCATTTCCGTAAAAAGACAGAAATGTTGCGGCATCTCCTACTTCGTCCAAGCCAAGTAGCGCCCGCTCCGTTTGCCACGCGACCGGAACGGCGGAAAACGCCGCGCCTCCCCCTGCTATTGCGGAGGCACTTGAAGAGTAGTTTGTCGTGTTGCCATCAAAAGTTTGGTCGCTCGCGCTTGTTGAAGAAACCAAAACGCTGTTGACCGCCGAGCGGTTTTCAGTCGTGCTGACATAGAGCCCCCTCCGCTCTCGGATTGTGCTGGTGCGATAGAAGCCAGAATAGGTTTCGACGCTGGTAAGCCACCGCGTTCCTGTTGACCAAGAGTTTTGCGTGAGGACAAACGACTCGCTGGGGCCGATTCCGTAGCTGCTTGACGCCGATTTTGTGGCGGTTGCTCGCTGCACAACATCCGTGACAATCGGAAGCTGGTAGCCCGCGATAGTTCCAACGGTGAAAGTCGCCAACGGCGCGGCTGGGTCTGCTTCGTCAAAGGTTACGGTGTATTTGGAAGTGGTGATCGTCTTGCTGACAGGCGTTGTAGAAGCGGAAGTCGAGACGAGCGCCATCGTCTGCGAGGGCGGATTTTGCACAAACGAGGTTGCAGTTGTGGCTGATTCACTGGCGGGATAGCCCGCGACATCCAAGGGCTCGCTGGCTGGTGCATTTGCGGCCCACAAGACTTCGTGCTGCGTTTGGGCTATCTCCACCCCATTAACGAACACGGGCTGCGTGAACCGATCCGCTCGATAGTGCGTTCGTCTGTGTCCGCTATCGGATGCCGTTCCTGAGTTTGTGGTGGTGATGAATGTTTCCTCAGAAGATTGCGTAAAAGTTGCCAGCGTTATGCTGGAAGCCTCGCCCGCCGTGGCGATAAACGATGACTGCTCCGAATCGTAGCTCCACCCGATCGTTGCCACGCTGGCAAGTATCGTCGGATAGAACGTGTATTCGCGCGTGCTGGCGGTCGTGGTTTGCACATTAACCGACGCCGTGGTTGAGGTTATGGTGCGTCCGCTTGTGTTGGTTTGGTTTCCTGCGGCCACATCGAAAGCAAGCTGTGCGGTGGACAGGAATGTTGTTGAGTAATTGGTGGCGTGCGTGGTGCCGTTTGAAGTAACGGAGCTAAAACTTGAGGACGAACTGCCCTGAGTAAAAAAGCTGTTCGTTTTTGTTTGTGACGGGCCGCTGCCAGTATTGGAAAGATAAGTTCCTGTGACGCTGCTGCTATGCGTGGACGAGTTGGAGCCCGACACGGAAGTGCTGACAGCCGCCGTGGTGTTTACCGTCCAAGTAATCACGGCTATGTGAGTCGGTAATAGTTGATCCAAGGAAGCTCGCCAACGGCGGGCGGCGAGTCTTTTGCCTTGGTCAGCCACAGTTCTGGTGTGGCAATGATGTCGCCGGGGCCGATGACGCGGTAAACTTGCCCCTCGGCAAACAGGCCGAATAGCAGCGTCACGGGATTGTCCACGCTGAAGAGCAAAGCGCTTTGCAGCGGAGGCTCTTCGGTATCAATCTCGATTGTCACGCCCGTGATGTTCACGCCGTCTGTGGCAATGACGGCCTTGGCGTAATGCAGGCCCGTGCCAGCGCACTCAAATTCCTCGTCCCAATTTGAAGGCAGGATGCCGTTGAGCGTTCCGGGCTGGACGCGCACAAAATAAGGCGGATTCTCGTCTTCAGGATCGGCGTCGGGATCGACGCGGGCGATTAAGTCCCACGGTTGGCGGGTCGTTGGGGCAGAGGTGCCGCCGCGTGGCAGGGAAGCGGCTAGGCCGATGTAGGTGCCTGTGCCGTCTTGTCTGACTGTGATGCCGCGCTCGCCCTTGGGCTTGTTGCGTTTGATCTCTTGCAGGATCGTGTTGAGACGATCGGCGCTCAGTTCGCGCAGGAGCGGCCTGTTGGGCAGGAATCGGATTTGCGCGAAATCGGCCATGACTTACCACGAATAAAGTGCAGCGACATCATCCCAACTGCTGAAGTTTAGCGTGTATTCGCGGGTGACTTCGTAACGATTGCCGATGGGTGAAGCGGTAATTGCCGTGCAGATCCAAAACGTGTCGGCAGGAGCGTTAAGCTCTGAAGGATTTGCAACTTTCGCAATCGGCTCAAGACTTGGAAGCGCGCTTTCTATTTCGGTAACGCGCCCAACAACTGAGGGGGCAAGGACGTATTCAACGCCTCTGATTAGAAAGGCATACAAAGGATACAATCTCCCAGCCATCGCATAGTTTTCGTCCGCATTAGGATCGCGCGCATCGACGCATTTTTGCACGGCTGCAATTTCCTCTTCGGTCAAATCAGAAAAGTATTCATGCGTCTGAATCGGCACTTCCCGCGTCCCGCCCGTCAGTTCGACTCGTTTGCCGTAAGCGTTGTAACTGGCCCCACCCTCGCCTCCTTGGGAATATTCGAGGGTCGCCTTGCGGACTCCTCCCGCTTCTTCGGAGACGCTGACGTTAGAGAGCGGGTATCCTTGCTCGGTCTGCGGGACGTTGATTAGCTCGCCGCCCGTGGCGACTACGACTTTGCGGATGACCTTGCGGTCGCCGCTGTCGAGATACCCGCCGCCTGTTGTTTCAAATTGTGCCATGACTTATCCGTTGTTGCGGAGAACGATGGGTTCTCCATTTTCGAGGTTCTTGTTTACCTTCTGAAGCTCTCTGACAACTTGCTGCATTGTCTTTGCCGGGTCTTCTTTGCGGCGGGTGTCGAAAAACTCGTTTGAGGCGAAGCCGATGCGTTGGAGTTGGGAGGCGCCGAAGGAGCCGGCCATGCCGCCGGGCGCCACCGAGGCCATCGCCTTGGCCGCTTCTTCTGCTTGCTGGCGGGCAAACTCTGCCGCATCGACGCGGAATCCGCCGGCGGCGGCATCGGCTGTGCCGGGGCCAAACTCGGGGCCAAGCGCGCGGCGGGCGGCCTCCTGCTCGCGCTCGAACTCGCGGATGCCTTCGATGCTGCCCGGGCCAAACTGGCGGCCCGTGACGTTGCCTTTTTGCGTGCCTGATCTTTGTGATGAAGATGCGCCAGGCGCGGTGTCCATGTCCTCGGGCGGAAGCATGGATTGAGGTTTTGTCGCGGGTTGAGAAAAAATGTCTGAGGTCGTTTGCTGAAGATCCAGTGCTCTTTGATTAAAGGCATCAACTTCCCCTTTGAGTATTTGGCCCGCCCCAACAAAATTACCTTTAAGAACTTCGCCAGACGCTAACAAAGCAGATGTTAAGGCTCCGCCGACTTGCTGTGCGCCCGTTTTGATAAACTCAAACAGCGTCAAAAATGCTTGGCTAATTGGTATAAGGGCTGGCCCAATAGACGCTGTTAGCTGCTGCCCAAGTCGGGCAAATCTGTCGCCCACCTCGTCGGCCTTGGCGATGATCTCGTCGCTGGCAACTTGCACCTGATTGGCTTGCTCGAGGATGGCGGCCGAGCCTTGCTGAAGCAGCGGGATCAGGTTGCGTTGCCGGGCGCCAATAAGATCGAGGGCCGCCGCGTATGCCTCGTTGCGGTTAGACGCGCCGGCGAGCGCGTCCGAGAGCTTCAAAAATGCCTGTTCTGGCGAAAGGTTGGCGAGGTCTGCGGCCGATAGTCCGAGCTTTTGTAGTGCCTCGGCTTGGGCTCCTGTGCCGCTTTGGGCGCTTTGTAGGTTGCGGGTAAGCGTGGAGAACGCCACCGCCACTTGCTCGATGTTGCTGCCGCTCTCGGAGGCCACTTGCCCGAAGCGTTGCAGCGTCTCGGCGGATACGCCGAATTGCTGGCTAAGATCATTAATGCGCCCGAATTGCTCAAAGGTGGAGCGGACAAACTGACCGATACCAATGCCGGCCAGCGCGCCGACAAGGGACGAGCGGATCTCTGCGCCAATGCCACCGAGGCCACCGCCGATAGATTTGCGGGCCTCCTGGCCGAATTTGCGGGCATCGCCAAGCGCCTGTTGAAACCCGGTGCGGGTTTCGTTCTGCGCTGTGACTTTTACTCTTACGTCGCTCATAGGGCGGATGTTTCCTCGGATTGGGCCGCCCGCGCCTTGGCTCGCGCAATGGCAAGGCGTTCGCTGTCAGAGACTATGTCAAGGCGTGACCCGCTCTCTGTCTCGTAAGCGGCGGCCTCATACCATGTCGCGGCGCCGACGGGTGTGGCCCAGGCTTGCTCCTCGGTCATACCGAGGCGCATCAGGCGCACAACAGTTGCTATGCCCGACGGAATGGCAGACGGCTCGTGGCGCTCGGCCCCGGGCTTGGGCGCCTTGTTCCACATCTGCGGAGGCGCGCAATAGTCGGCAACGTAGGTTTTCCAGCGCGCCACCTCGGCCACAAAATCCAATTTGCGGCACTTCCACAGGCGGCAGCGCCACCCATCCATCTGCGGCAAAGCCAACGGCGGGCGTGAGCAGATCCACGCGGCAAGGCGCAAGTCGGCTTCGCTGCCGAGCTCGCCGTGGTAGAAGGGTGAGCCGATGGCCTCGAGGGCGAAGGCGTGGCCCAAGGAAAGCGGACGCATCCGCAGGCCACAGACCTTGTGTGGCGCGTTGAGAAAGGATTCTGCCGCGAGCGCGTCCATAGGGCGCTGTCGCGGATTAAGTTCCGCTGAAGGCTACGGATGTGACCGTTTTGCGGGCGTAGTCCGTATTGCTGATGCGAAGCTCAACGCGGATGGTCGAAGAAGAGGAATGGTCGCCCGTGGTCAGGCTTGTGCTGTCCAGCGAAGAGGTGGCAATGGCCGTTCCGCGAATGGAAGTTTTGACCACATCGCCCGAGGTTTCCGACTTCTCGGCCGAAAGCGTGGTGAAGCTAATGCCGGCAAGGCTGAACGTGCTGGCCGTGAACGCCCCGAGGATGGTGGCCGAAGCCTCCACGCGCGGGTTGTAGAAACGAACGGCCGGCGGGGCGGTGTTGGCGCTACCGCTTTCGATGAGTTGCTCGTCTACTTGGGCGGTCAGGGTGGCGTTGAGCACGTCATCCGATCCGATGGCGTAGCCGCCGAAGGTCGTTCCCACTGTCTCGGTCGTGGTTTCGGTGCGGACGTATTTGGAAATGATCGTTGTCGTGACGCCGTTTTTGTCGGCCACGAGCAATTTCTCAAAAGTCTTGGAGGTCTGGACGGAGAATCCGCCAGTTACGCCGTAGGTGATCGCCATGCCCTCGGGGGCGATGTCAATTTTGCTGGCAGTAAAGGGTCACGGCCAACACGTCCACGATGCGGTTGTCGGATCGGTCGATCGTGTGGCCTGTCTCGAGCATCCCGGCCACGGTGACGTTGGCCGAGGTGAAGTCCTGGGCCACGATGTCGCGCAGGGTGTCCTGCGCCTGACGCACGGCCTCGTCGTGCGTTGTCGCGTAGACGCCCGAGGTGATGACGTGGATGGTGACTTGCGCGGACCAGCGGGCCAGTTGCGGGAACGGACGCTCGGCGGCCAAGCACGCGGCCACAATGCGGCGCTCGGGCACGACGGTCTCCGAGTAGAATGGATACACGGAGTAGTCATCCGTCACGGCCGACGGGAGCTCGGTGCCAAGATGGGCGCTGACGATCTGCTCGATCTCGTGGCGAAGGCTGTAATTCTGCGGCGTGGCCGTCGGCCCGGTCGGGGATGTGGCGATGCGATCTCCTGCGATCAGGTTGATTCTGATGGTGTCGGTCTGGATGTTCGGCTCGGTCTCGGCGGCAAGCTCGACCAGGTGCCAGCCGTAAAGCGTGAAGTCCGTTTGCGCGCCATTGATCGAGGCCAGCGCGGCGTTGGTGTTGGTATCATCCAGCCTGCGGGACAAGGCGGCCACGCGGTTCTTGTGGGCGGTCTGCCATCCCGGGCCACCATTGGCCGCCGACACTACGGAAAGGTCCATGCTGACGCGGCTGGCCGCCCTTACCCCGCCCTCGAGGAGCTCGGCGCCGGCCGAGGCCACGATGACGCACGGCAGGGCCAGAGGATCGGCGGGCACCGCATGACGGATGGGAACGCCCGAGAGGCTGGTCCCGCTCACGCCCGAGATGAGCCAAGTGGCAAAGCTGGATTCGAGTTCGCGGTGGATCATGCGGCGGTCTGGAGCTTGCCGAGTTCGGCGTTTAGTTTGTTCTGGATGTCAGCCTTCATGCGGATGACGCGGCCCCGCAGGGTTCGGGCCATGACCGAACGGAGACTGCCACCGATGCCAGGCGTGGAATTGATGGCGGTGAAAGCCGGGCTTTCTTGGTCAAGTTCATTGAGGAAACTGCCGTTGTTGCGGAAATTGCGCGCAACGAATTTTGGCAACCCTGTGATTCCAAGATTGCGAGCGGCGGGAACCCATCCCGCTTTCATGGTGCCGACGTTCTTTTGCTTTTGTTTGATGTATGCGGCCACGGTGCCGCTTTGCAGCACGACTGCAGACCATTGGCGGCGGGAGACAAATTTGCGGTTGTTCTGCCGCGACTTGTGGATCGGGTGCGTGCCAGCCGCCGGGAGCGCTTGGATAATGTCGGTGACGCGGCCAAGTCGGTTGCTTTTAAGGTCAATCTCCGTCGGCCGGCTCTGAACGTAAGAGCGCACGCGCACCGTCTTGCCGCCTTGGTTTCTTTGGTGCGCCTTGGTGCGAAAGTTCTTTTGCATTGTCCCGTTCAACAATGCTTTGGCTTTTTCGTGGTCTCCTTCGCGGATGTAGCGGTTAAAGGCCGTTCCGGCCCCTCGAACGCTGGAATACTTGAGGATTTTTTTGACGTTGGAGAGCGAGCCGAAGACGCGCGAGATGTCGCGGCGCACGGCGTTTTCGCCCTGTTCCTGTCCTTTGGGCGGCGGCGTGTAAGGAATTAGACCTTCGTCGCTTCCTGTGCCGCTGCCTCGGATGATCAGCCTGGCCTGCTGTTTGACCACCGAGCGAAGGGAACGCTTGGTCACATTGGCAAGCTGCGGGATCAGCCGACCGAATTTGCTGATGTCTACCGTGATTTCCACGGCTTTACTCCGCCAGACCGCCGGCCGTGATTTCAATGACGGCCGCATCCTGCGAGACGCCGAGCACTTGAAGCTCGATGTCGCGGACGGTAATGCGGCTCCAGATTGTCGGGACCGATACCTCGGTGATGCCCATAGCGATGCAGCGTTCAAACTCGGAGCGCGGAATGCCGAGGCGAACCGAGCGCACTTGGCGAACGCCTCCCTCGGCCAATTCGTCACGCGAATCCATGTCGCCCACCACGGCTTTGAGCGCGGTGCTGCCGATCGTGACAACCTCGCCGCCCACGTCCGTGATGGCGGAAACGCCGAGAATGTGCGCGGTATCTAACTGGTTCGCCATGCCCTAACCCTGCGAGTCAAAGGTGTCGGGGTTGCGGCGCTTGAAGACTTCGGCTCCAAATTTGTAGGCATCGTCCGAGTTTTCCACGTCGTAGACGGCGTCTTTCGGAATCTTGGGATTGAAGAAGGGATGGTTGTGCAAAAATACAATGTCGCTGTCCAAGACAATTCCGGCCTTGCGGACGCGGCGGGAAAATTCCGTGTCGGAATAGATGCCGTGGTAGTCATCGGACAAGATGCCCCCGCCATAGCCAAGCCATCCCAGCGTCGGGCGGGTGCAAATGAAGGTGACGAGCAGGCCGTCGTTACGGTGGCCGTCTTTCACACCAAGAACCTTTGGCCGTTTGAGGTGTGGTTCGAGGGCGTCCCAAACTTTCTGATCCCAAAATAATTCGGGTTCAATGTCGTCCTGGGCAGTGACGATGATTTGCCCGGAGGCCGCTTTCACGGCCGCGTTGTAGTTGGCGACAGCGTTGCCCCCGACCTGATCCATGAGGCCGGCGGGAGACAGGCCGTGCTTAAATCGCCCGAGAATGTCGCGCGTCTCGGCATCGTCCTCGGCAAAACCAAAGATGTATTCCACGCTTTGCGGGTCTTTGGCCGCCTCGAGCCACTTCTTGCGCGTCTCGGCGGCCTGCAACGGGCGGCCTCGTGTCGGGTGGCACACGCTAATCTTGCCGCCGCATTTCTTGAACCACTCGAGCTCGAACTTGTCGGCCTTCTCGGTGTCGCCGTTGGCGCGCAGGCAGCAGGCATAGAGCCCCACCCCGCCGAAACCATAGACCACCGGGCGGTGCGTCCACGGCACCACATCGGGCACCGGGATCGCCATGAAAGCGCGGGCATAGGCCAAGGCATCTTGCGGCTCGTTGTTGTCGAGCGACACGGCAGCCAGTTGGGCCAAGGCTTCGCGGCGCCACGGGCTCACTTTGTAGGCTTCATGCAATAGCGATTTTTTCGGCCCGAAGTCGTGCGTCCGCATGGCGAGTTGAAGGTAAAGCTCGTAACGCTCGTTATCGTCCAGCCCTGGCGTTTTGAGAGCCTCGACCGCGTAGGCCATGCCGTTCTCGTCATCCTTGAACCCGAAATGCTCGAGGCTCGCGTAGAAAAGCCAACGCGGGTTTTTGTCGAAGTCGGGGATGGATGAGATGATGCGCCAGTTGCGCTGGTTGCCTTGCTTGCCGTCGGCCTCGTCTTTGTGCGAGTCGGGCGCGTGGACGATGCGGCAGTCCTCCCAGCGGACGTGGCCGTCGCCGGATTTGTCCACCGGCTCGAGGTGCTCGTGCACAGGGTCCGCCCAGACGGCTGCGCCGCGCCGCCAGATGCGCTCCCGCAGGAGATTGAGGCCGTTATTGGTCAGACGGTAGGGAACGAGCGCCAGCGTGGTTTCTGGGGCGGTAATGCGTAGATGCTCGCGGATGATGTCGGCGCTCTCGGGCTCGAGGATATCATCGGTATCGGCCCACATAAGCCACTCGTGGCCGTCGGCCTCGGCCATGTCGGCGGCCATTTGCCGGGCGGCGCCGAAGTTGTCCACATGGTCCCAGAATTGGTGCGCCTCGGCGTTCTTGTATTCGCCAACCTTGCACCCCATTTCGCGGGCGATGTCCAGGGTCTTGTCGGGATCTCGGCTTCCGCAGGCGCGGACGATGTAGATATGCGGCGTGAGCCGCTGGAATGATTCGATAAACCGCCGGATGTAGCTCTCGCAGTTGCCCGCAATCGCCACCAGCGCCAACGAGGGCTGTGTGTTCTTCATGCGGGCACGGCATTTTTGTCAACCGCACCAAAAGCAAAACCCCGGGGCGGATGCCCCGGGGTGCTTGAACACACAAACCAGTGCTTAGGCTTTCTTCGCCAGAATCTTGAGACCGGCCGTGATGCCGTAGGTGAAGCCGCCGACCACCTCGAAGTTGAGGAAGTGGGTTCCGTTCGCCGTGTTGTAGTGGCGACGATACCCGAGACCGATGCCGCTGACGGGGTCGACCACCGTGCGGGCTTCGAGGTATTCGCTCGGAGCCTGCGGCTGAAGGGTGCGGATTGCCACGGCGATGGCCGAAGGATGCACCGCGAAGCCGGCGAGAGTGATGCTGGTGCCGACGTTGGTGGCCGGGATCAGGGTGCTCTCGAAGACGTTCATGCCAGCCAGACGGCGGACCTGACCCTCGCGGATGCCTTCCGAACCGAAGTTCAGGTTGGCGAGGATGTTGGTGCTGTCGGACAGGAGCGCGTCGTAAGCGTCGGGCTCGATGAACAACGCGCGGTCATTCTGAGGAGCCTTAGCTTTGGTGAGCTCGAGGCGGGCCTTGCGGACATCCGCCATGCTGAAGCTGGCCGAGGTGAAGGAAGCGACCGCCGCGCCGAAGTTGGCGGTGGTGATCATTCCCCAGCACGAAGCGATGAACGCCTGGGCAACCGCACGGCCCTGCTCTGCGCCGATCTCGGACAGCATTTGCGGGGTGAGCGCGCTGGATTTGCTCCATTGCGTGTCGGTGAAATCGACCGTGGACAGGAAGTGCTTGTCGATCGTGACCTCACGGGCGGTGAGGGTAACGTCTCCGTCCGCACCTTCGTAGGTGTTGTTGAAGGTCGAAGCCGTGATCGAGGAGATGAGCGGGATGCTCACGACCTCACCCTTGCGGGCGGCCTCGGCATTGTAGTTCACGCTGAACGCATTCAGCGGATGGAGGGAATCCACGAACGCTTTGAGGGCGCTTGAGGAGATGATGTCGTCGTTAAGACCAGTGATGGAGGCCATGATGAGTTATTTGTTGGATTGTTTGAGCTTGGAGATGAGCGCGAAATCGCCGGCCTCGAGGGCTTTGCGGACGATTTCAAATTTGGTGGAGCGATCGCCCGAGGCGTAAGCCTCTTCGACGGAGACGGCGGAACCGTTGCCCGTCACGGCGTTGTCGCCGCGAGCGGCGAGTTCGACTTCCAAAACGGAGAGCTTGGAGGTGACGGCTTCGAGCTTCGCGGCGAGTTCAGCGGCTTTGCTGTCCTCGACGGGAGCGGGAGCGGGTGCTTCGGGTGCCACTTCGGCTTTTTCTTCAAAAGCGGCTTTGATCTCGGCGCGGAGTTCGGCGGCCATCGCTTCGATGGCGGCCTTCGCGTCGAACTGTTCAGGAGCGGATTTTTGATCCATGCCCTTTTCTGCGGTGTCAACCGCGACCGGCTTTTCGGCCTGCGGCAACGCGCGAAAAACTCCGTCGGGATTGGCGGCCGGGCGCGAGACAAGGTCTACGCTGACCAGTTCCGAAACGCGCGCCAGGCGGGTGCCGTCTTCGTTTTCGTCCGGCGTTCCGCTGAAGGTCATGCTGAAGCCGACGCGCTGCGGGGCTTTGGTCAGGATCTCGGAATAGAAAGACGCTTGGGGGTGAGAGCCGAGGAGCTCAAGGTCCGCGCGCAGTTGGTCTTCCTCAATACGAAAGTTGGCGAGAAAGCCGATCAGGCTGTCGATGCTTTCGTCGTGATCGACAAACACCTTGACCGGGCTGCCCACTTGGCCGGCCGCTTCGGCCTGCAACAGAGTCACATCGTCCACCAGCATGGCATGACCGAGCGCCGGGCCAACAGTGGCGACGGAGATGCCTTCAAATTTAAGCGCGTCCATACTCGGACGGGCTCATGTCAAGCAGTCGGCTTTTCGACCTTCTTCCGGCGATAAAGGCGCTTGCGCTTTTTCGGCAGTGCCAATTCGGTCGGTTGGGTAGGTTCGGAAAGTTGTGGCGGTTCGGCGGCGGGCGCTTCTTCTTGCGGGAGAATCTCGGCCTGCGGCTGCGGCTGCTCCACGCCAATGCTGACGCCGAGCGATGCGGCAAATTCACGTTCGGCGGCAATCTCGGACACAGCTTCTTTCCAGTCGATGCCCTGCTCGCCAAAGAAATCGGAAAGCGTCATCAGACCCGCCTTTACATCGTCCCGGCGTGCTGCGGCCTCGCGGCCAACGTCCACGGTAATGGAGCGCGGGGTCTGCCAGCCAACGTTGCGCCAGTTGGGATTCATCGGAAGCTCGCGGCGGCGCATAGCGTTGGCGATGGCGTAGCCCCACAACTTATTGAGGAAGGCGTTGATCAGGACATCCTGGCGGCCCGCAAAACAACGCGCGGCTTTTTGAATGATAAATCTTTGCGCGACACCTCCGACAGCGGACGTGTCCCAGACAAACTCATAAGGCAGCCCGAGGCCGATGGCCGCCGCGCGGATGTATTGCTCGAGGTGCTTGTCGAGCTTCTCGTTCGGGCGGTTCATCTGGAAGCTCTGGATGTCTTCCGTGGTCTTGAGGCGCGGCACCAAACCACCGCCGAACATGGATTCGCGGGTCAGGTTGCCGTTGCTGTCTTTGCTCAGATCGCCAAAAAATCCTTCGGCGCCGATCGTGCCGGTGTTGTTTTTGATGACCAGGCCAATGCTGCTGCCTGCCTTGGCCGCCATCATTTCAAATCGTAGAAGTTCGTCGCGGTCCAAGATGGAGTTGAGCGCCACACCGACAGCCGGATAGCCGCGCACTTGATCGGCGCGCTCGGGCTCGAAGACGTGAAGCATGGCCTCGGCTTTGATCTCCCGATGCCGGCGGGGGTATTCGTCGCCTTCTCCGATGAAGTAACTGAGCGGACGCTGGAATTTGTCGAGCTTCACGCCGTCCACCACGCCGCCGTTGTTGGCCGCCGTGTCGGGCGACTCGATGCGGTGGGCTTCGACAATCTGGACAGCGGGAGCGCCGTCTTGCCGGGCGGTGAGGATAGCAAAGATTTCGCCGTCTCGGTCGATGGCCTCCGAGACCAGCATTTGCAGGCCGCGCATATCGTGGCGGCCCGAGATCTCAGGCTGCCGCGACCAATTTTCCCACCATGCCTCGGCCGCATCGTCCCACTCCTGATCGCCGGTCATGGCCTGCGGACGGATGCCGATGCCCGAGCCGACAGAATACAGGGCTTTATCCCTGACAGCCCCGCGCACAATGGCGTTGTTGTAAAAGCATTTGCGGCTTAACGCCATCAGGCGCGTGCGGTCATAGGAGGAAAGATCGACTTTGCTATCCTGCGCCTGCGCGTAGACCCAGCCGCGCTCCTCGCTGCGGTGGTTCACGGCTTCGATCATGCGCGAAAAGCCAAAGCGCGCGGCGAGACGGTCAACAAAGCTGGTGGTTTTAGCCATTAGGTGCGGTTCGGGAAGCGGACTTGGGTGACGCGGCTGTTGCCCACCGTGCCGGCATTGATCGCCAGCGCCGTTTCAATCAGGCCGAGCATATCCCAGGCGTTGTAGGTTTGCTGAAGCGTGACGGAGCGGCCGCCCACACTGCTTGACACAACGAACGCTTGCGAAGCCCCGCCCGCAAGAATCTGCGCTTTGCAGGAGGCTTTCAGTTGGGACAATTCGCTGGCCGTGAAAACGGAGGCCAGCATCGAGGCGTCGGTCATGCCCTCGCGGGCTGTGTCAAGGAGTGGCGTTGGTCGCCTTGAACTGCGCCATGATCGAGTCGATCAGTACGAGGGCCATTTTCTCGCAGTCGGCCAAGTGGTTCGGCCCGAGGCGCTGCCACTTCGATTCTGTGTCTTTCTCGATAAGCGCCTCGCCCTGCAACTGGCCGACGTAATCCTTGGCAATGTCCCGGGGCAGATACCACCGGCCCCGCCCGTCTCGCAGGATGTCGTGATAGAGTCGGGCCTGCCAGAAGTGCGCGTCGAATTGCACGGCCCACAGCACCGCGCCGGCCGAAACGATTTGCTGGAACTTGTAGGGCTCGCGCAATCCCTGGCTGACGGTGCGCCCCTTGGCCGCGACAAAGAGCCCGCCCGACTTGGCAACGAAATCGTAAACGCCCGCCGGGGTCTTGGCCGCGTAGCCTGCGTCCACGATGCCGCGATAGCACTTGTAGTGCTTGAACTTGTCCATGATGCCGTCCCATCCGACCATCGCCCCGTAATCGAGGAGGTAGCTGCTGCCGTCCTCGTGGAGCTCGCGCACAATCCACCACATCTCGGTCTGGCCCACGTCGATGGACATGAGGCGTCCGATCATCTTGCCCTCGGGCGCGGCGCCTATCATGTAACGCGGCGAAGCATCCACGCGGTCGCGGATCATGGCCGTCGTGATGAGCGCCCCCTGCGGCTTCCACGGTTCGGCCATCTCGCGGTTTAGAAAATCCTGCAACCCGCCCGGGGCTTCGTAGTCCTGCAAATACTTCACGGCCAGATCAGGCCAAGTGCGCCAGGGCGAATAGAGCGAGGACAGATGATAGCTGCGGCGGCCGGCCTCGGCGGCAAACTCCGTTGCGCGCCACTCGCCGCGCTCGAGCCAGGTCTTTTTGTCGGCGTTCTCGTGGAGATGCCCGCACTTCGGGCAGGCATAGCGTGTGGTCTCGGCCACCCGCGCCATGTTCCATATTCCGTTGTCCTGCTTGGCCTCGGCGTCCCAGCGCACATTCTTCCACTCGAGGAACTGCCGCTCGCCACACCCGAGGCACGGCAGGAAGTAGCGGCGCTGGTCTCCCTTCAGCCATTCGGTCCAGATCGCGCCGTCCTCATAAGTTGGCGTTGAGGTGCAGACGATCAAATGGTTGGGGAATGTCGCCGTGCGCGCCTCGGCAAGTTGGATCGGGCTCGCCTCTTTGCCCGACTGTGCCGCGAATTTGTCCATCTCGTCCATCATCAGGAGCGCGATGGATCGGCTGGAAAGGTTGGCCGGGCTGTTCGACCCGACGAAATACACGCTCATCCCTTTGAAATGCTGTTCGAGGATGGTCAGATCGTCGGCGTTGTCGGGCTTGTGCGTCTTCAAAACGTCCGAGCTTTCGACCATTGGCAGCCAGCGCGACTTGGAAAACGACCGCGCCAGGTGCGTGGAGGGCATGACCCAAAGCGCGGGCGCCGGGTTTTGGTCGAGCCGATACCCCATGCCCGCAAGGATGGCCGTGGTCTTGGCCGTCTGGGCGCCCCAGACCAGCGCCATGCGCCGGATGGATTCGTTGCCGAAAGCCTCAAGCGGCTCGCGGATGTAGGGCGTCTCTCGCGTCCGATACGGCCCGTGCAAGTGCGCGGTGTTGCCGATCGTCAGATTGCCCTCGGCCCACTCGACCACGCCCTGCTTTGGCGGTGGTTGGGCCTTGCGGGCAATGGCGGCGCCGACATCGTCGGCCGTCAGGCTGCTTTTAATTTGTCCGAGAAAATCTGACACGCATCAGCCACCAGTTTGCCGGCCTCGGGATAGTCCCGGTGCAGGCGTTTAAGGCACGAGTCGAAGGCCGCATCGAAAGCGGACAGCACAGCCGACTTTTCCATGAGCGCACCGACGCGCTTCTGCCACTCGATGAACTCGGCCTCGGCCGCCGAGGCGTCCTTACAAGAGAGCGAATAGGCTTTCTGAAGCTCGCACGCCTCGCGGACCTGACCCTGCTCGGCGGCTCCCTGCCAGAGTGCGTAGTTTTTGCCCACCATCGCGTGCGCCTGCTCGACGCGGCCGGCGGCCGTGCTGTCTTCGGGCGATGCGGATGCGGACACTGACCGCCTGGCGCGGCGGTTTCCCGTTACGTTGGACTCATACCACGCGACGGCGTTCT